GAAGAAGGTGGTGGAGAAGAAGACAACTTTGAATCAAAAAAACCAAAGGGTAAAATGTTATGAGTATAGAAATAATTAATGCACTTGCAGATGGTGACAATCTAAAGGCAGAAAACGAATTCAAGACAGCAATCTCACAAAAGATGGGTGCAAGTCTTGAGATTAAAAGACAAGAAGTTGCTGGTACTATGGTATCGCAACACGTTCCAGAAGTAGAGAATGTGGAAGATGAAGAAGTTTGATGAGTTAGTTCAGTCCATTCCAGAATCGGACGAACACAAAAAATCAAAAGAGTACAAGAAACTGTCTCCTAAGATGAAGGAGGCGGTTGATGCTATATTTAAAATTATGGACTCTAAACCTTCAGATTTCCTAAATACTTTTGAGAAAACTATAAAAGACTCCGCAAAGAAGTTCAGAGTGAAGGAAAAAGACCTTTTGGGCTACTTTGAGAGAGAAATGTTAGGAATGTAAAAATGGCAAAATTAAAGTTATTGGCTGCGGCCGCAAATGCTGGAACAAACGCTGCTGGTGGTGCTGCATTCGATGGTGCAACTGTTGTGTATTGTCTTAATACAAATGCAGCTGCACAGTTAGTTACAGTGTGTAACGCATCAAATACTACACAAGGTTCATTCCACTTAGGTGCTGGTGCAAGTCATATGGTAATTAAGAAACCTACTGACAAGGTATTCGCCGCATCTGCTGATGTAAAACTTACACCTGTGGCACATCACGCATAAAGGGGATTATAATGAAACTGATTACAGAAGAAGTACATGACGTTGAAATCCTCAAGGAAGAGGACGAAAAGTCTGGTAAAAAGAATTACAAATTAAAAGGTATCTTTCTACAGGGAGATATCAAAAACCGTAACGGTAGAATTTATCCTGTTGAGGTTTTAGAAAAAGAAGTTGCACGATACAACAAAGAGTTCATTAACGAGAGTCGTGGATACGGTGAACTTGGACATCCAGAAGGCCCGACTGTTAATCTGGAAAGAGTATCGCACATGGTTACATCTCTCAAAAGAGATGGTAAAAACTTTATTGGTGAGGCAAAAGTTATGTCAACACCAATGGGTAAAATTGTATCAAACATTATGGACGATGGTGGTAAACTCGCAGTCTCATCAAGAGGCATGGGTAGTTTGCAACAAAAGAATGGTGCGAACTATGTAAACAAAGATTTCTACTTGGCAACCGCTGCCGATATTGTTGCAGACCCTTCTGCACCTCAAGCCTTTGTACAAGGTATTATGGAAGGTAAAGAATGGATTTGGAATAACGGTATTCTCAAAGAAGTTGAGGTTGCGGAAATCCAAGAGGATATTGAACGAGGCATTCGTTCAAGAAATGCGAAATACCAAGCATTGGCCTTCGCAAAATTTCTCAAAAAACTGTAATTGTATAAATATAGTATAATGAGATTAACATTAAGGAGAACTCCCAAATGTCAGAACTAGATAAGACAATTGAGGATTTGGAAGCAGAAGTTACTGCGGAACTTGAAGAAGCTGCAGACGCACCGAAAAAAGGTGCAGTTGCTGGTGAAAAAGGTTCTAAGGTAGAAGGTGATACAGAAGACCTTGGTGCTCCTGTGGTAAAAGGTGATGAGAAATCAGGGCCAGATGCTGCAAAGAACATCAAAAAGGATACTACTATCCCTACTGCCGTCAAAGGTGACGAAGCACCCCAGAAACTCAAAGAAGAAGACGAGTCGGATGATGATGAAGATGATTCAGACGATAAGGAAGAAATGGAAGAAATGGAAGACGAGAAGCCTGTCATGGCAACGAAAATCAAATCCAAGAAAGATGCTATCAACGCAATGATGGATAAGATGAATGCTATGAAAGCTGATGATGCAAAAGCGTATGCAGAAAAACACTGCATGGGTGCATCATACGGTGAGAAAAAGGAAGCTCTTGACATTGACTCCATTGACGTAACAGATGACGTAAATGCTTTAGTAGAAGGTGAAGACCTTTCTGAAGAGTTTACTGCAAAAGCAACTACAATCTTTGAAGCTGCTGTAAAGTCTAAACTCCGTAGTGAAGTCGAAAGACTTGACATTGAGAAGACACATGAAGTTGCAGAAGAAGTAGAAACTTTCAAAAATGAACTGACTGAAAAAGTCGATTCTTACCTTGACTATGTTGTTAAAGAGTGGATGCAAGAGAACGAACTCGCTATTGATAGAGGGTTAAAAGGTGAAATTGCAGAAGACTTTATCACAGGATTGAAGGCACTCTTTGAAGAACATTACATTGATGTTCCAGATGAGAAGTATGATATCCTTGAGGGTCAAGCTCAAAAGATTGAAGACCTTGAGTCAAAACTCAATGAAACAATCGAAAAGATGACTGAAATGAATAAAGAGAAATCTTCTCTTGTTCGTGAACAGGTAATCGCAAAAGTTTCAACAGACCTCGCTGAGACTGAAAAGGAAAAGTTTGAGGGATTAGTTGAAGATGTTGAGTTTAACGGTGAAGAAGATTTCACTTCAAAACTTAACACCTTAAAGGAAAATTATTTTCCTAAGGCAGTTGCTACCCAAACCCTTGAGGAAGAAGTAGAAACTGAAAATCAAGAAGTTGACGTTAGTGGCGCTATGGCTGCGTATATGTCCGCTATCCAAAAGTCGAAACCCTATGGGGCGGAAGCTTTCAACATTGTGAAAAAGTAACTTTTAATAAATAATATTAATATAGAAAACATAGGAGAGAACTAAGATGTTCAATTCAGAAAACTTACAAGAAAAGTGGCAGCCAGTCCTTCAGCACCCAGATTTGCCTGAGATTGCTGATAACTATAAGCGTGCCGTCACTTCTGTTATCTTGGAAAACCAAGAAAAAGCCTTAAAAGAAGATGCTGCCTTCCTTGGGGAAGCTGCACCTGCTAATAATACTGCGTCTGCATCAAATTGGGATCCCATCCTAATTTCGTTGGTAAGACGTGCTATGCCTAACCTAATCGCATATGATATCTGTGCAGTTCAGCCAATGACTGGCCCAACTGGACTTATCTTTGCAATGAAATCAAGAATCAACTCTGCTGGTGGTGATGAAGCACTATTCGATGAAGCTGATACAGATTTCTCTGGTGCTGGTACTCATGCCGGTACTAACCCTGCCGTACTTAACGATGGTTCGCCTGGTGCGTTCACATCTGGTACAGGTGACACGACTGCTAACATGGAAGCACAAGGTGACTCCGCAAACAACGCTTTCGCTCAAATGGCATTCACCATTGAGAAGGCGACTGTTACTGCAAAGACACGTGCTCTTAAAGCAGAATACACTATGGAACTTGCACAAGACCTTAAAGCAATTCACGGTCTTGACGCAGAAACAGAATTGTCAAACATTCTGTCTTCCGAAATCCTTGCTGAAATCAACAGAGAAGTTGTAAGGTCTATCTACAAGGCTGCAAAGCCAGGTGCTCAGACTGATACTACTAACTCTGGTATCTTCGACATGGACACTGACTCAAATGGTCGTTGGTCTGTTGAGAAGTTCAAGGGTCTGATGTTCCAAGTTGAGAGAGATGCTAACGTAATTGCTCAACAAACTCGTAGAGGTAAAGGTAACTTAATTATCTGTTCATCTGATGTTGCATCTGCACTTCAAATGGCTGGTGTATTAGATTACACTCCTGCTCTTAACAACAACCTTCAAGTCGATGACGCTGGTAACACTTTCGCTGGTACATTGAATGGTCGTTACAAAGTGTACATTGACCCATACATGGCAAACGCTGCTGCAAAACAGTACTTTGTTGTGGGTTACAAAGGTTCTTCACCTTACGATGCTGGTGTCTTCTACTGCCCATACGTTCCACTTCAGATGGTTCGTGCAGTTGGTGAGAACACATTCCAGCCTAAGATTGGTTTCAAAACAAGATACGGTCTTGCACAGAACCCATTCTCGACTGCTACTGCAACTGACGTATCACTTGGTTCAAATGATAACGTCTACTACAGAAGAGTTCAAGTCGTCAACCTTATGTAATAATAAGAGTTGGGCTAACCAACCTATCAAAAGGGGAAACTTCGGTTTCCCCTTTTTCTTTTCTGTATAAATAGTTGTATGGTACAGATAAATTCATTAAGTAGACAACCAACTGAACTAGACTACGCAGACCCAACCAAGTTTAAGTTCAGTATCAAAAAATTACCGATAGTAGAGTTCTTTACTACTGCGGCGAACTTGCCAGGCATCAATCTTGGTGAGGCAATATTTCCAACTCCATTTAAGTCCATCCCCATAATGGGTGATGACCTTACATACGAAAATCTAGAAATTACGTTTCTTGTAGATGAGAAACTAAGAAATTACACAGAAGTACATAACTGGATGGTTGGTATTGGTTTTCCACAATCCAGAACACAATTTGGTACATTAAAGACTGAAGCTCAAGAAACTGTTCCATCACAAGGTAAGGAAGCTGGACAGGAAAGTATTTCTGGAATGTTTTCTGATGCGACACTAACAATCACATCTGCAAAAAATAATCCCATTGTGGAAGCAAGATTTGAAGATATCTATCCTGTTGCATTGAGTGGTCTTGCATATAATCAACAAGAAGGTGATATAACATACTTGACAGCAAACGTGACGTTTACATATAAGATTTACACGTTACATACATTATAAATAGGTTAGGATGAGGTTCAAAACCCTTGAACACCTACCATAGACCCAAACGGTCAATATATCTAACGCAAGGAAGATATGCAATCTCATCCCTTTGATTTGAAGGATACATTATGAATTTAGAAGAACTACAAGAAATGTCCGCCAAGGACTTAAAGATTGATGATACCCAACTGGATATCGAATCTCTCAAGACCCCAGAACTCTATGGGAAATATCTAAAAATATTCATGCGTTGGAACTTGTTATTGAAACAGGTTGAATCCAGACATCGTATTCTCTACAGACAAAAGTGGGAATACTATGGTGGTAAAGCAGACCCAGAAGTTTACAAAGAAAAACCCCTAGATTTAAAGATACTAAAACAGGATGTTCCAATTTATTTGGAAGGTGATAAGGAGTTGATTGAATCTCAACACACAGTGGAATACCATAAGGCAATGGTAGACCATGCAGAAAAGATGTGCAAGATGTTAAACAATCGTGGATTTCAAATTAAGAATGCGATTGATTGGAAGAGATTCATGGAAGGTTCGATTTGATTATCTCCAAAAAGAATGACGTATATCTTACTATAGAAACTGATAAGGGTATCGCAAGAGAACTCTCAGATTTTTTTACGTTTGAGGTGCCAGGCGCTAAGTTTATGCCACAGTATCGCAGTCGTATGTGGGATGGAAAGATACGTTTGTTTTCAATACAAACTGGTGAAATATACTTTGGACTATTATCATACATTGAAGAGTTTGCAAAACGCAATGAAATAGAAATTGAATATAAAGATGGAGTAAAAAATGAAGAACGATTACGAGATGGCGAACTGGATACTTTTATTGGAAGAGTGTCACCTCAGTCCAAGGGAACTTCTATACAGGTTCGTGATTACCAGATGGCCGCACTGGATTATGCAATCAGAAACAATCGCAGTCTCCTTCTTAGCCCTACTGCTAGTGGTAAATCGTTAATCATCTATATCCTGTCTGTATGGTATGCAGCAAAGACAGAAAGTAATATTCTTATTCTTGTTCCCACAACATCACTGGTAGAACAGATGCATTCAGACTTTATTGATTATGGATTCAAGGAATCTATGATGCAAAAGATATACCAAGGTCATTCAAAGAACATCACAAAACCCATAACAATATCTACATGGCAATCAGTTTATAAGATGCAAAAGAAATGGTTTGACCAGTTTAGTTGTATTCTTGGTGATGAGGTTCACATATTTAAATCAAAATCACTTACAGGTATTATGAACAAGATGGTCAATTGTAAGTACCGTCATGGGTTCACAGGTACGCTTGACGGAACGCAAACACATAGGTTGGTACTAGAGGGTCTATTTGGTTCAGTAAACAAAGTAACGACAACTAAGGAACTGATGGATAGTGATACACTTGCAAAACTCAAGGTTGAATGTATTGTGTTAAGATATCCAGATGCTGATTGTAAATATATGAAAGACCTATCGTATCAAGATGAGGTTGACTTAATTGTTCGTGATGAACGTAGAAATAAATTCATTGTGGACTTGACAAAACACTTAACAGGCAATACATTAGTATTATTCCAGTTTGTTGAAAAACATGGTGACGTATTACACGCATTGATAAATAACTCCTTAACAGATAGGAAAGTGTTTTACGTTTATGGTGGAACAGACACACAGACAAGAGAAGAGATTCGCTCAATTACTGAAAACGAGAAGGATGCGGTCATCGTTGCATCGTATGGTACTTTTTCTACTGGTATCAATATTCGTAATCTTCACAACATCGTGTTCGCATCTCCATCCAAAAGTAGAATTAGAGTCTTGCAATCCGTTGGCCGTGCGTTGCGACTTGGTGATAATAAGGACGCAGCTCGATTGGTAGACATTGCAGATGATTTTACCCACAAGGGAAAACAGAATTTCACATTACGTCATTTCATGGAACGAATAAATATATACAATGAAGAAGAGTTTGATTATGATATTAAACAAATCTCTATAGATAAAGGATAAAGATGGAAAAGCAAACAAAAGTCTTAAAACTTTCTAATGGGGAAGAGATTATAACGGTGATTAGTTCTGCTGATAAAAGTAGACCTTATATAGAAGTGACCAATCCATTACAAGTTAATTTGTATCCGAAAGCCGTAGATGGTGGACTAATTGAAAGTATGGCACTTTCAAGATGGTTAACTACGAGCGAAACTCAGATTGCCAATTTAAATAAAAATAGTATCATTGCGATATCAGACGCATCAATCGGTCTTGTTCGATTTTACGAACATTGTGTAACTAAGATGACACTTAGTGACAACGGTAGGGTTTGGGATGAACCAACCGATGAAGATTTACAGCGGA